AAGTATAAGACCCGTTACCGTGGCGGCCACAAATGTAGACCAAAATCTATTTTCAGCTTTTAAGTTTGCTTTTATGTCTATCTTTTCCTGCACCGAGGTTAATAGTTTTTTTACACCTTCTATATCTTGCATTATGTATTGCACATACTTTACCCCTGCATGACCGTAAGTTTTCAACATATCATTTCTGTATTCATGAGTTTCTTTTGCGGTGCTAAACGTTTGTTTTTTAACACGACACTCTAGAATACGTTGTGCTTCTGCCTTGGGCATAGATTTAACCATGCTAATCCGTTCTACTATGCTGGCGTTAGCTGTAGTTATTGATAATAGACTCCACGGATCGCCACGAAACCTTTCGGTATTGCTTCCACTAGACATACGTCCACGTTGCCTACCACCCGTAAGTTGATATGTAAGAACACTTAAATCTCTGCCACTGGTGTTGGTGAGTTCATCCATGACTAATGGTAAGTTATGATAAACCTCTCCTCTATTCATTCTAGCGTTAAGAGTATCTCTTTCATTTGTCATAAGTTCTTCAGGATCACCCCACAGAGTCAACCCTGTCTGAGCCGCAGTGGTCTTACCCACGCCCGTTTCACCATGCAAATGCAATCCAGCGGCATTTATTGGCGAGAAGTGCATCAAGATAGAACCAAAAGAGACACCCACCACAAATTGTTCCATCTCAAACCCATCACGATTGTAGAACGCCATCATTTCTTTCCATTCTTCAAATGTACCACTTGGATTAAATGTAGAAAATAAACCTGCCGTCTGCGTAGATGGAGGATTAAACTCTACTCTGTCTTTGTATATTGTTTGATTACCAAGAACAAACGAACTACCCTCATCATCTACCCAACCGAACTGTCTGTGTGCTTGATCTGCTACACTGTTAGCTTGTAATTCATTTACCCATGTTGTTGTATATTGCATAATCTCATCCATCTTTGTAACAGCTACGCCTTGCATAGACATTTGTTTACGAAAATCATCTCTTGACGTAACAGCAGTTAAAGGCAAAGTAAATTCTCTTACCCCATCTCTAGGCAAATGTAGTCTCATCACAACTGCCTCACCGACCTCTGCGTCCCGTAGCCTTCTAACAACATATAGGTCGTTATGATAAATAGCCTTTTCATCGGGATCACCCTCTGCATTTCGAGTCCTTATATACACACCTCCATTAACACCTCTAAAATATGGTTTAGGATAAGGAGGTATAGTGTATATACTATTCGGAGAATTTGGAAGGTTAACCGCAGGTGCCTCTACCACGTTATCCTCCTCCGTTGCCTCTTTCATTCTTTGTCCTAATAATATAGGAGACTTTATCTTACCCCAATGAATACAATCTTTACATATATTAGGGCTATAATCATCAAATGTATTGCACAAGTACGGACCTTTTATAGCCTCCACTTTTCTGTTAGTGTCTTCTTGTGTGTAGTCTGAGTGATGCCTGGACATAATATGAGTGGCTTCATCTCCGTCTATACAATACTTAGCAATAGACAAGCCTGCTCTCCATAGTGGCTCACTTATATCCTGCTGGTTCTTAATTATATTCTTTATTTGAGCACAGCCTTTTTTTGCTTTAGTTTTTGTAATGATATCTGCAAACACATTTTCTCTATCACTTGGAAAATTATCCTCGCTAGGTACATATCTCCTAGGTATATCTATCGGATCATCACCAAGCAGTTCGGCAAACTCATCAAAGTCTACTAATGGAGGGGCATCAAGGCCAAAAAAAGTTACCTCTGTAGGGGGATCTGTCTTGTGATTGTGCGTTGTAGGCACTCGAAGTACACGACATACGTCAGCCGTCACGGCAACATCTGCTAATAAGTTATGCTTTGCACAGAGACCTTTAAGGCGGGTAGCAATCGGTAACCAATTCTCTGCGCCTACGCTTTCCGTTAATACCCAATATACATGTACACCTCTACCCGAATTAATCTTTAAGGGATTAGGTAATTTTAATATGTCGCAAAACTTACGCAACGCATCAAGTGCGTCAGGCTGATTGGCATAATCTTTGCTCGGCCCACAATCTAGATCAAGAAAGAATGATTTAAGTTCTTTCACATTGTCTGCTTTTCTAGACCCGTCTTTATCATATGTAGCCAAGCCAAAGTAAGAATCGTAACCCTTCTCATCAAAGGCAACGGCTCCATTAATTAAATGTTCTATTGTAGGGTAAAACTTCTGTATTCTACCATTATCACTAGAACGTAGTGCTAACAAACCATACAGACCACCGTTTGCAAGCACACTTTTTAAAAATATATCTGTTTCCATATTATCCACCAAAACCGAGAGTCACCACGACAGAGGTGTCGGTACACACCTTTTTCGGAAATTATCCTAGTCGTGGTAAGGTTCTAGTGTTAGTCGTCATCCCAGTTATCGACTAAAGACGCCAAGTTATCTGCACCTTTTTTAGGTTCGGGTGCAGGTTTGGTAGCTACCTTTTTAGGCTCTTCTATAGGTGCGTCGTCTTCAAACGGATTCTCATCAGCTTCTTTAGCTTCAAACCCGTCAACGGCAGTAAATGGATTGTCTTCTTTCATAGGTTTTAAATCCACAACTTGCACTGCTCTTAATCTTAATGACACACCGTTATCACGCATATTGTACGGGACACAAACTACAGCAACGTTAACGAGGCTACCATTAGTTAACATAAAGTCATCAGGTAACTTAACGCCTTTCGCATCGTAGTGTGCAGGTTTTCTCGTAGCTTCATTACCATAAGCACCTTTTAATTTAGCCTTATGCGTATATGTACCGTCTTCTTCTTTCTTAAAAGGCATAACAAACTTCTCAGGCCAATTTGCTTCTTTCTTCGACTCATAAGCTAATTTCATTTGCTTATATAATGCCTTTGCTTGTTCCTCGGACATACGAAACTGCAATGTATATGCAGAGCCTTCATCGGTCGGATTACAAGGAACTGATCTTTGTTCCGTGCTATCGTACTTATATGTACGGTTTATTCGAGGCCACATAGCCTCCACATTATCGATCTTAAAATTCATAGTTAAGTTATTTGACATTCTAAATCTCCCTTATATGTCATCGTCAAAGTTAATAGCACCTGCTTCCATAAGCACGGGCTCCTCTTTTTTCTTCTCTGCTTTAGTTAGTGCATCCGCTACATCATCAATACAAAACCTATAAGTACTACCTACTTTTATGTAAGTGTCTTGTGGTATGTCTTGTTGACGAACCCATGCACGGATTGTTGATATGGAAACAGAGAAGTGTTTCGCCACATCTTCGATTGGTACGTATTTTCCAGTCATTATTTCTTCCTCACTACTATTGAATATTCCGTATCTTGATTCAACCCTTTGGGCATCAGATCGGGGTTATCTTCGAGGAACTGTTTTATGTTAGTTTGATTAAGACGTTTGTCAAAAAACTCAGGAACTTTATTCTCCATGATAAATTCGTACATGGATTCCCAATCACTTGTCCAAAACTTTGTCTTAGTCGTTCTAAAAAACGATCCCTCAGAAGTCCTTGCACTCTCAACGTTTTGCTCTGTGCAATAATCGAGTAGTGCTTGTCGGAGCGTATCTTGTTGTGCAACAAGAATGGCATCCTTCTCTTTAAACTCAGCAGATAAAACAGCACGTGCGTTTCTTATTTTTATAAACGTCCCAGTCAGTTTATCTACCGACACTTTGTCGTCTTCAGTCATATTATTCTCCCTTATGATACTGATACATTATATATAGTGATTATATATTACTTAGTCAAGTATTTCTTTGTAAAGATCAGTAATTTTTGTGTGGATGTCTATTCTGTTATCTAACAGTCTGTAAACGTGTTTTTCTGCGTCAGAACCTTGTAGCTGCACAACCGTGCATTTATGCTTTTGTCCAGACCTGTGTACACGTGCGTTAGCTTGAGCATAAGTCTCTAACGAACTGACTGGGGACCACCACACTACTGTATTAGCGGCTGTTAACGTGACACCGTGTGCCGCAGAGGCTGGCTGTATTACCAAAACTCGTGGGCTCGATGCTTCCTGAAACTGTTTGAATATGTTTGTACGTGCCGATGCACTCACACTTCCCTGTATTATCTCTGTAGAAATACCGTCTTTTCGTAGCCTATCCGTCACAATATTTATTGCATGTTTGAACGGGACAAACACAAGAACCTTTTGACTTGACTCGTCAATGACCTCTTTCAACACTTTATATCTATGCTTTATATCAAACTCTAATGTGGCACCGTCATCTGTATATACTGCACCAGCAGATATTTGTAGTAACTTGTTCATACCCACTGCGGCATTTACGGCAGTTACTTGCTCTCCCGTAATCTGCAATATCAATTTCTTTTTTAGTTGCTCATAATATTTCTTTTGT